TCGCAAAGCAGCCCAAACTAGTCATCCGTAGACAACATAGTCGAAGGCTGGCAAAGTTTGTTGCTATGCAACATCGCGCCACACCGGGTGTGCGTTATGGTTTAGCGCACCCAGAATTGAGCAATGTCTCCGCGACATAATAGTACTCGCGGAGTACTTGCAACTCGAACTCGGCATCCACTACGGGAAGTGTGGACACCCGGCCCGAGCACGATCGCTCCACAGGACATTCCCCTACGGGGGTACCCTGTGCCCTAGGTTTAGAACCTGGGGAAACAACTGGGCTCTTGCGAGCCCGTGCGTCACGATTGCAAGACTTGGCACACTGTGCAAAGGCCTCGCGGCCGAGCATAGGCGCCCAGATCGTAGTCGGAACGCAGTTGTTCTCATTCTTTCTATAGAATGGGTGGGACGATTGGCGAGAGTCGGTAAACCATAAATATAAGGCTTCCCAACCCTGCGAGGCTTCAGGCTTCCGTAACCGGTTGAACGGTACTTCGCCTTCAAACCTTTGAAGCGACTTGTTGTACCTTACTCGACCTAAGCGGGGCCATTGTAGCTCTGGCTCGGCCAAGTGCGGTCCGTGTCCGAGGGACACAGGCACACGTACAAGATTTGCAAGTGCTTGTGCAGTTCTCACAAAACCCAGTGCGAATAGACGATTGGCATGCTGCACCATCGGTGCAGCCGCGACGCGAGACGAAGACAACATTCGTGGACGCACTACAGTGATGCAGTGGCCCATGAACGCGTCAACGCCGCACGCCTCCTTAAACGGGACATCGCCTATGCACGACTTCGATACATTACAGGGAATACCCATACCGCGAAGTAACGCTAATATGTACTTAGTAGCAGCATGCTTTGTGACTGTGTCGTCACCAAACACACCCCACGAATCGTCAGAGACGAACTCGCGGAAGTCATTGGAAAGACCAGCTAGCCTGTACGAAGCATACACGATTGCGCCAAACACCAGCATTTCTACTGGGAAGCACAACGCGGAGCCCATAGGGGCGTACGACGTAATGTGTACGTTACCCTCCGGGAACTTCATATTCGGGGATCGAAGTGCAATTAAGGCTTGTATCCAATCGTAGGGGAATACACGAAGAACGTGTTCCAGTCTCACATTATCGCTCGCATTGGACATATCCAGTGTATCACACTGTATTAGTCCAGACGAGGCCTGCAAGGCTAAGACCTGATTTCGCTCCTGGGATTCCGGATCCAATTGAGGTATCCGACCCATTCGCTTATACAGGATGTCTTTCAACCCTTCTTGAACGAACTGGCTACTCGCTGGTTCGCACGAGATGATCCGAACTTTCTGCGCGTCCTTTGGGACCGTCACCACACGGGTGGCGAGCTCCTCATCGGGTACGCGCTTCATGAACGGGTCAGGCTGATTAGGCAGACAGAAGAGGCGGGTAAAGTCGGGGCATACGTACTTATGAAAGATCGTCCCGTCTTCATCAACACGACGCTTGTCGTAGACGAAGGCTTGACGCTCCACATAGCGTGCGATCTGTCCTTTTACAGAAGCGAAAACATGTTTCCGCTCCATCTTTCCCTCTGCAACTGCACCGGGACCATGATGGCATGGCCACGTATCAACTGCTGGCGGTGTAGGCCCGATGACCCGTTCGACAAATTCACGCATATATTCCAATGCGCGACCGCGAACAAGACAAATGGGGGCTTCGGCCACCCGCAGAGCCGCCTCCCGTAATTGGGTTTGGCGCACCTGTTCAGTAACGCATGCGTGCAGTCGGGAGAAAAGTCCCAGTGCTTGCCGGAAGGCAAACACCACACGCCAATCGCGGCCCAAGGCAATATCATGCCCTGGGTATCGCAAATGTGGCGAGAACTGCGTGCAGAGTTCCTGGTTCAGCTCCTTATAGAGCTTAACAGCTTCGAGGGGTTGTCCGACGATTAACTTATAAAGATCGTCGTATGCCCGCCGGTTTAGGCCGGTGAAGCCACAGGCTGCAAGGTTTTGTTTAAGGTCCCATAGCAAAGACCTTTGGATTTCTTCCAAGTTTACCATATAACCTTCTTTGGATTCAATTCAGAATCCGGGGTTTGGGTTCATTTTAGGCGTAATATTTCAACGCCTCCACTAGCCGGAAATGGCCTGCACCTTATTTGCTAAGTCGACGGCCTGATAATAGGCGTCCATCGCCGCTCGCGCGGCATTCTGGGCGTCTTTAAAGGCCAAGCGCAGTTGCGTTTCTTGCACGCGGTTCGAAAACCGTTTAGCATCATACGTATACCGCGCCTCGATAAAGGCAGTTTGTGTGCGAAGCCACTCGGCCTTGGCAGCTGCCAGGTTCCGAGAAGCGTTTCCGACATTAATCGCAGCGAGCGCTGCAACGTCGCGCGCCATGGTTAGGCTCCGACGAGTGCGATACCTGCAAGAAGACCCCGCTTAAGGGAATCTTCAAAGCTGGTTGCACTCGGACCGAGAACCGCCTGAAGCACGACTGCGAGCGCCACTGCGGCCATACGTGCGGTAAGTTCGGAGGAAGGCTGAAAGCCTCCATCCGTTCCGTCCGCCTTCACGACCTGTCCCGACATCCCGTTGGGAACGGAGAATTCGAGCTTGGCATTAATCGTGTCCAGCTGACCGTCTTCGCGACGGAACTGCAAGCGACACGCAGCACTGGGCTTATTGGCCCCGTACTGACCAAGCGGACGATGCTTCGTCTGGACGAAGACTTCGGCGCCCGCAATGCGATAAGTTGCCTGTGCAGACTCACCCGTGCCACGAATGGCTGCGGTGAGCGCATCGGCGTCTACGCGCATGCGCTGCGTATCGAAATCGTCACCAGCGACGACAAAGTCGACAGTGCGAGAAAACGTAGGCACAGTGTTAGTTGTACCCATGGTTCTTGTTGTTGCCATATGATCTCCTTTGGGCGCCAAAGGCGCCACGAGGGTGCTAACCCTCACGTTGTGTAACGGCAAATAATTATGCCGCCTCGGGAGAAATTCCCGTACTTCCACATTAACATTCGCTAACGAAGAAGTCTTTGGAGCAGTAATGCCCCAGAAGTAATCGACGCGAACAACGACCAGCCCTTTCGGGGCGGGAAGGGATTAATGTCCGGCCAACCTCTGTAGCGCTCGTAGGTATGAACGAACTTGCCCTTACGGGCTCGTTCGAACGTGCCAGAGTCAACGATCCAATTATTCGGGATATTTAGTCCCGTTAGATCGTACTCATCGAGCTCGATACCCGAGAATTCTTCTGTCCATACCGTGTACCACCTTGAGTGGATACGATATCGAGCCGTGCGGCTCGCAAGGGGACTGAAGATCCGGTTATCTAAACGCTTGATGGTCTCCCCGACGGGGAGAAACCAATCAGCTACAAAGGAAAACGGTATGACATCCCACACCGTTGATAGGGGCGCGTTAAGCCCTAGAACTGATGCAATAGTCGCTGAGACTTGATGCATCGGGGATTTGGGTTCAATGCTAACCATCGCACTCAGAACACCGCGAGTCGTGGTGGATGAAACCACTCGACCCGGCATACGACGCCCAGGAATACAATTCCAAGGGAAGCCGTACCCGCCGGAGCTCGCGAGAATGCGTGCACTGAAAGGAGCGTCGTTCTCGGTAGTAACCGAGGGTGTCGCCGCAGATATCCGATGAGGATGTCCGTCGGCAATTAGACGATGCCAGTTGGCTTTCGCATAAATCTCATAATACTTCAGTAACCAGTTGGTTACGTCGTCAATGAGAGGGCGAACGCCAAAGGTAGCGCCAAGGTAGGAGGACGATAAGTCCTTCAACCCCCACCGTAACGACTCGAGACTCACCCTATCTTCGTAATAACCACTTCGGTAGAAATTAATCTTCCTCCATGGCGCCGACCGATCGTACCGGGAGCAACGAATCTTAACCTTTCGGTATGGACCGTGCTTACACCAGTTTGTAAGATTGCGGATCGATCGAGCGAATCCAGGCACCATATTTCTAAGTTGCTTGAATTCTAATACGTTCAGCGGGATAGAGATGTCGACGGGCAACCGTCCGTCTACATCTTGGAAGAATTGATCCCTAGCCTTATCCCAGTCAAGTCGACCGGGTGCAGGCATCTCGGGGGGAGTGTAGGACGCGTTCAAATCCAATTGCGCGCCTGCGCTCCACAAACGGGCGAGCTCCGGCACAGATGTGCAGGTAGCAACGTCCGTCGTCCCTGGGTAGGGTTGACCGCTTGGATGCATCAGAACGTGAAAGGTCGACGCGCCGCCCTCGACTAGCTCACCCTTGCGGGTGTGCTTACAGTCATGGAAAGCACGCTTATAGACCTTATCGTCCCCGGACCATTCGATCCGGCCAGTCTGGGACATGGACAGCGTCTGCCCGCTACGGTTTGCACCTGTAGCGGTATGATGCTGACACGTCTTCCTGACTGTTTCTGCTTGCTCCTTGTAGAGCCATCCTGTAACGGGATCCCTATTCGGAATCATGGGTACCTCCTTTGTGAGTATCGGGAAAGCGCGGAAGCG